CAGAGTCAGTAGCTTTTTTAGTTTTAGAAATTGCTTTAGCAGCTTCTTTTTTAACATCCTTTTCTTCTTTTTTAGTTAATTTACTTACACCACGATCCATTTTATATAGATCAATAGCTCTAGCAGCTAACTTTGCGTTAGATGTATTTTCATACAACCAACCTTGAATAGTAGGATCTTGATTTGCAGCCCAGTCATGAAATTCATCTTGTTGACGAAGATCATTAAAATCAGGATGCAATTTTAGAAGTTCTACTTCTGCTTTTTCTTTTGCAATTTGTTCTTGTTGGAGTTGTAAATCTTTATATTTATTTTCAAGATCTGCAGTTCGAGTAGTGGCTTTGTCCATTGCTATAGTTTCAACCATATCATAAACATCAGGGTACTCTTTTCTCCATGCCTCTAATTCTTCTTTAGATTTAGGTGGCACAAATTGTTTTGTACTTGACTCTAACTGTGTACGCAAAGATTGAAGTTCATCCTTGTGT